TACAAAGAGAGGGTGATCTTCTCTGACAAAGCCAGGAAGTTGCCTATCAATGTGTGGGGATACCTTGTTCTTTAACTTTGATGAACTATCAGTCATTTAGTTACTACCTATTATGATCCGTATGAAGAACTGCTTGAACTGCTTGAAGAACTACTTGAAGAACTAGATGATGAAGAACTTACACTCACTGAAGAGGCTGCGGCACCACCAGTGCTTCCACCAAACGAACCAACGATTGAGTGAGAGCCCGGCGAAGCAGTTGTTCCAAAGTTATCCGTTTGTGCTTCAACAGCAGTATTCTGCATATCAATTTGAATCAATTGGTTTCTTACTGGAATCACATCGTTAGATGATGGAATGACATAAACATCAACTGTTCCATCTCCGTTTGATGTAGAGTTGATATTAAGATTGTTTAGAATAATTGTTCCAGTTGTATAATCAATTGTTCCAGCATTCAAGTTTGTATAAACCCTTTGTGTCGCAACAACCTTGTATGTTCTGACTGCACCAGTATTGGAGTCATCGTCAATATACTGAGTTGCAGTATCACCGACAACAGTGAAACCAGTAGATGTAATAACTGGAGGCTCCCCCTTATGAGGAGCATAAATTGAATTGTAGAATTTTAGAATGTATTGTCTGCTTGCATTTAGTTGTGCATAAATCTTTTTATACACACGAATGTTCGTAATGTTAGATAGAATTGAATCATCAGTATTATCAATCAAACGAGATACTTCTGAGAATCTAAACATCTGATCAAACTTAACAAGACTTGTATCACTGTAATTCTCAATTGTATTATAAACCGCAGTTGCCAAGTCATCAGCACTCTTAGTTGTTCTGTTAGGATTATATCTAAAAGTTGTTCCCAAAGCAATATAAAGAATCTCTGGATCGACAATCTCTGGTCTAACAGATGCAATATTATAACTCTTCAACTGAGATACGATGTTTTCTTTTTGTGCCTCTGTTAATACAGAACCACTCAGAGGAAGAATGGAAATATAAACGTTACCATAAACTGGAGGATCATTATCCTCACCACCCCACACTTGAATTGAATCAATGTTAGGATAGATACGAGGTAGGATTGCTTTGTAGTCGTATGCTGTTACTGCACGATTTTGTGCTGAGTAATTCAGTGGAGCATAATACTTAATTGACTGAATGGTTTCTGGTTCTGCACCACCTGTTGCTTGTTGTAGTGTAGAGATAGTAACATTGTTCTCTCCACCAACTGAAGTTGAAGAGAATACTGTTGCACCATTGGCCTCTGCTTTGTTTGTAACAATATATTCCATTACAACAATGTTACCGTCTTCTAGTTTCTTACCAACAACACCATCACCAAAGTAAATTTCAAACTTACCTTCATCAGACTCTTGCAAGAAGTATACTGTAGATGTTTCTCCAACATCTGTAATTTCTGTTGCAAGACTATAAACTTCTGTAGTAGTATCGGCTGCAGAATTCTGAACCGTAACCTTTAGTGTTGTAGTATCTGCTCTGTCACTTGTCAACAAATATCTTTTATCTGGATTATTATAATCAACAGTATACTTTGTTGTGACAAGAGTTCCTTCATAGATTGGAACATTCACAAAACGTAGGAAACCATTTCTCTGTGAAGTTGTAATAGATTCATTTACGATAAACCCATAGGACTTACCATTAGCAGACGTTGTAAACTTAGTTCCCTTTTCCAAAGTAAGGTTTGCTCTATTAGGAGCAACTACCGCAATCTCAACAAGTGCCATTGGGGCACGAGCAGAACGAGGAGTGTAACCCAACTCTTTTGCACGAGAGACAACAGAAGAACGCAAAATAGCAGAGTCTAAGAAAGTTTCATTAATTGCAAAGTTGGCATTCATTGCAAGGTAATGTGTATTGTATGCAAGTGCATCAATAAGAATTGATAAACCAGAACCCTCAAAGTTATAATCTGAGAACTCTTCTTGTCCTTTTAAATATGTTTTGAGATTAGTTTTGATATCATCAAAGTCTAACTCAGTGACTTGTAGATTTTTATTTGTTGCCATTTATCTTAGTCTCTCTAAAAATAATTCTACGCCTTGGATACCACTAGTCGAGTTTACAAGATAGAACTCAATGGTAACAAGATATCTGTTATTGTCCAAATCTGGAAGCGCATTTACTACCGCCAGTTCAGCACGAGGTTCAAAGTTGTAGATAACATCTTCAATATAGCGTTTAAGTGAAGCTGCTACAACTGGACTCACTGGTTCAAATAGAACCGCACGAACATCAGAACCAATCTCTGGATGGAAGGGACGCTCATAAAAATTGGTATTCACCAGATTTCTAATACTACGTTTTACTGCTTCGGCATCAGTTAGTTTACCAATGTCGCCAGTAAGTGGATGGCGCACGAGATTAAGGTTCAAGTCTTTAAAGACCTGAGCGCTTCTCTCTTGTCCTGCTGATTCTGCATCTCTAAATGCTGTAGGATTTGCCGCCATCTATTTCTCCTTATTTGTATTTATAACGCAAGTTGGAAACTTACTTACCTTCCATCAACTTAACTGCGGCATCATAATCCTCACGAGATACTACACCTTCTGCAAGAAGTCTTTCTCTGTTTATCATGTGTTGTGCCTGAACATCATCTTTACTTCCACCAAAGTAAGGAACACAATGTCCTTCTGCAATCATAACCTCTGTGACAAGTTTACCATCTGGTGTTTTGAAATCACCAAGGATACGTCCGAACTTACCACGCATGTCCTCACCGTTCTTCTCTTCAGTTGTTACGAGAACACCACCTTCTGTCAGTAGTTCCTTCAGTCTTACCTTTGCAGCTTTACCAAATAGTTTCTCAACCTTGTCCGATGTTCTTGACTCTGGTGTGTCGATGCCCATGATACGAACACGTTCATCACGCAACCATATATTAAATCCTAAGTCAATGTCTACATCAACAGTATCTCCATCAACCGCTTTCAATAGTCTAACATCGTATTCGTTTACTTTTAAATCTTTCATTTGTTCTCTCTCTCATTTTAGTTATCCCCCAGCAAATACATTTGGGGATCCAGCAGCAACTGAAGTGCAACCAGATATTCCGTCACCAACTCTACCGCAACCTTTACCGTTAATGAACACAGTAGAGGAACCAGATGCAATTGGTGCTGCATGTGGGGGACAAGGTGCGCCAGGCAATAGATGGGTTGTATTATTATCACCCTGTCTACTTACCGCAATACCATTTGCAAATACATTAGGACTTCCCTCTGCTCTGGTCATACCAGAACAATGAGCCACATCTGCATCACCAATTCTAGTTACCGCCGGCATGTCTTGTCTCTCTCTTCATTAGTTCTTGTAACAAATCATTCATACCTTCCATCTCTTCATGTTCCTCATCTGTATGAGGGCCCTCTGGGTATTCTGGTTCGAATGAAATCATTGAATCAAACTCCATAGGGATATCGTCACTGTTTGAATAGTGCGTAAGTATCCCATTGAGTAATATGACGTATCTACCTTTCATTATGCTAACTGATACAATCTTCCCCAATCACCGTAACGGCCATGATCGAAGAATGTTCCGTATAGTTGTCTGTTACCAGAAACCTTACATGACAAGTGCAACCATGCGGTTCTACGTTCAGAGTATTCTAGTAGGAACTGATCGAATGGAACATTCTGAATGACCCATTCTGCAAGTTCAATATACTCTCTTGGACTTACTCCACCGAACTGCATATCAACCGCCTGTCCTCTTTCGTGTTGTGATGTTCCACTGGCAGGGCGGAAACCAGAATTAATTCTGACGTTTGGATATTGATCTTTAATCAAGTCAATTGAGTTTGTTGCGATAACAGAAAGATTATTAATAATCTGTTCAACAGTCAATCCGTGTTGTTCTCTAATGTTATGTCCGTAGACTGCATTCTTACTCAAATCTGCTAACTTGAAGTGTCTTGATATCATCATGTTATAGTCGATACCATTTGTTATTGTAACTTCTTCAACTGGTGCAACGCTTGTGTTACCAGCTTCTGGAGTTCTAACAGCAGTATTCGTAGATGCATCTTCATGTTCGCCTGGCGTAGATATTACTCTTGGTTGCGCCTCGACTCTTCTCATAATGTTTGTAAGATTATAGGAACCTTGCAACGCATTGAAAGAATAGTCTTGGAAGTTCATAGGAGTATAGTCGCCACGAGTAATCGCTGCACGTTTATCATCAATTGATAACTCAACATCATCATCGCCATGATACGCACTCATGTCTCTTGTTTCACTTCTTGGTTTTGGTGCAAGAACAATTGCCTCAACTGGAGCACCAACAACTTCACCTTCATCGTAAGTTGCGGCACCTCTACTGTCAAAGAACTCAATGTCTGGAGCGGATATTGCTGATGCAGCTGCACGTCCTGCTTTGTTGAAGTCGATAGTTGAACCAACCAAGTCCATCGCACTATTCGATGTAATATTCATTGTGGTTCCAGCATTGATATCCATATGCGTATCAGTAATGAAGTTGATATCATCACCGAACATATAAACACCATACCCATCACCAATGATATCTGTGTTACCTTTAATATTTGTTTTGAAGTCTCCATCAACACTGCATGTGTAATCTGCTTGCGTCTGCAACTTCATGTTACCAACTGCCGTTGCGGTAATCTGTTGTTGTGCGGTAATCTCTGTAGACTGATTTGAATACATGCGAATGTTCTGACCAGCATGGAACGTAATGTTACGTCCGACATTCCAAGTCATGTCTTCATCTACTTGTCCGTTAACAGAACCACGAGTGTAAAGATTGGTGTCGCCGTCAACATAGATTTCTACATTACCACGCACACGCAACTTTTTATTCTGAAGAACTACTTCATAGTCCTCACCGACAACCTTAGTTACTTTAGTTCCGTCTGGATGAATCTCATAGAATGTTCCAGACTTATGGAATTCGTGAATACGTTCAAAGCCAGGAGTGTCATCAAACTCTTGAATGTGTCCAGACTCAGTTTCCCTTACATGGTTGTGTGGGTATTCCGCATTGTATGGAGTCTGTGGTTCACCAATCAAATCATCAACACGTTGTCTCTTAAACTGAACAACTGGATGCTGATTGGTTCTGTCGTTTACTGCAAGTCTGTTTGTATCTGGTTCGTTGACACGTCTTGGGTAGTAACCTCTAGGGTCTGCAAAACCATTAACTGACTGTTGTGTGGATACTGTAACTTGAACTTCTTGACCTTCTCTTGGAGGAGTGTCAAATACAATCTTATTATTTTCAATTCTATAACTCATTATGATGCAATACCTTTTTCTCTAGCGTAATCTGCGACTGTTTTCGCTCCACTCTTAATCTCTTCTGGCACACCTTGAGGAAATGCAGTAGGATAGAAGTGTCCAGAGTCGTTACTAATATCATTCTTCAATCCGTGACGTGAGAATGCTTCACGAGCAATTCCAGTGTAGAAAGAAGAATCCCAAACTGCCGAACGTCCTTGCACAACCACAAAGTCAATCGCCGCACCCCAATTGTGCCAAGAGTTGCCTGGGTATGCAGCCTTCGGGCCACCACGTTGATATTCATTATATAGAGTGCGCTGTTGAGCAAGACTTCTATAACCAAATGAAATGGTGCAGTCATAGTCTGGATTATTTGCAAGGAATGTTTTCACACCTTCACCAAACCTATCACGAATCTCTGGAACAAGAGAGTTGATGTTTGCTGCCAAACGACTCTTATAACGAGAACGAGAAAAGTCATCTTCTGTCCAAACAGTTCCACCTTCATAATTGTTTCTGTCTGAGCCAGGCTCAACATTCAATGGTGAAGATGGCGGAGCGTTCTCTGCTTGTTGAACGTCACCGTCAATAGTAACTTGAACTGAAGTGTCCTCTGTAGGAACTGGTGTAGAAAATTCTGTAGTTGTTCCGTCACCAGTGATAGTGACAGTCTCTACTGAAGGGGGAGGAAGTTGTTGTTGAGATGAATAGTCATAAGGAGTTTGTCCCTGTGGTGCAGATGTAGCAATGCCAGGCACTGTTCCCAAAACCATTGGTTCTTGGAAGAAGTCTGGATCACGCCAGAACCCTATTACCCATGTTCCTTCAATAGGCCCAGTGGGCGAGGAACCGATACCACCAGAAGATGCAGAGTTGGCTGGTTGAATACAGAATGCCCATGGCAAATCTCTGTCTGGTAATTTTGTTTTGTCATCAGTATGATAACCAAAGACACGCACACGCACACGTCCCAAAGTTTCTGGGTCGTTACGATCTTCTACCACACCTATCCACCAGTGAAATCCGTCACGGCCAGTGAAATAAGACAACTGTTCATTCATATAAAAAAATCCCCTTTACAGTATTTATACTGCCAAAGGGGATCGTTAGAATTAAACGTTATCGGTTACAGACATACATTGTAACTTCAAACCCGAAACGCATTTCTGTTGCGGTAGGTTTAGTCCACATAATCATCTCCTATAAAATGCATAGTAATCCTATGCAATAATACTTATCACCTATGTGTGATAATTGGACTAAGGATTATTATGAAAGGAGATTAGTCTTTATCTGTAAAGTCTTCTGTGCGAATGCACACGAGTTGAGTATTAGGAGCAGGGAAACCAGTGACGTTCCCTTGTTCGAGCATAAAGTATTCTCTGTCCATTGCACATGTAGAGAAGTCTTCATACTCTCCCAACATCTGAGCATCTATATCATAGAATCCAGTGTTAGGAAAGATTAACTGTATATAGATTAAGACCCACATGTGATCGCCTGCATTTTCTTGATGATGCAAACAACATCAGATTCAGTAAGGAAACCTTTCACAGTATCTCCTTCATGGGTGATGCCAGGCAATTCAACTTGATCAACATCCTTAAAGACTGCAATCTCATACAGTCCTTGTGACCCACCATACGAACTAGAGTGTGACACGATGGAC